ATCTTGATTAATTTACGATCTGTTTTCTTTTGTGCTTCATTACTACCAAAAGTGTTCCACATCCATCTAAAACCCTCAGGTGTTGATGCGACACCAAACTGTCTTTGATTTCCAGAACGTAATCTTGCAAGTATTCTTGGAAAAGCTCTGTCTGCAATAGATGGAGCGACAGTATCTATTTCGTCTGCAAGTACCCAAGCAAGGTTTAATCCAATAATTCTAGACCAATTTTCAAAACTTCTACACAATATTCGAGCATCTCCATCTGGAAGATGCAATAAATATTCAGGTAGTGGAGATTGTCTTTGTGTATAAGGGATTCCATAATCTTCTAAGAAAGTTTCAAAATCGTTTTGCCATATGTCTCTTATTAATGGTGCAGTAGGCTCCATAACTGCACCTGTGAATCCTTGATTGTTTATTGCTAACTGTACAGCCTTTGCACATAAACTTCTGGTTTTACCTGCACCATAACCAGCAGAAAGACCAATGATTTGCGTATCTTGGTCATCAACAAAAGCAAGTTGGCCGGGGTGGAGGTCAGCTTTTATTCTTTCAATAATATCGTCACAACATAAATCAGCACCAGTAGATGATTCTAATATTCTGCCTTCTCGATCAATAATACTCATAACAACTGAGCAACTTTTGCCATTGTATTTATACAGCCAAGAGCTATATGTGGTTGATTGTTTCTCCTTGCATCTTGTGCCAATGTACTAAGTTGTGAAAGAACATCAGCAGTAAATTGCCTTCTGTCAACATCCCAATCTGTTGCCATCACTTCATTTGCAGCACTTATGTATTTATCTACAGCTCTGGGTTTCACCCCCCATTCTCTAACACCATATGCGACAATTTCTGATCGCATAGTATTACGAGCTTTCAGAGCAGCAACTTTACGGACTCTCCACTCTACTTCTTTTTTTGTAGATCTTTTTGCCATTTATTCATCAAAAAGTTTTTTTAGTTCTTGTGAACCACTTTTTGGTTGTTTTAATTGAACTAATCGTAATCCATAATTGTCTGTTTTTTGTATATTTTCCCAATCTATATCTTTTCTTCTTATTAATTGTGTATCAAATTTCTGCCAGTTATTATGGACAACGTGTTGTGGTCTTTGAAATCTTCTCTTTGTTTCGACTACTTTAGGCCACATTTTTTCTAGACTTCTTGCCATTGTCAAACGACCATCACCTTTATAAAGTTGGTCTGTATTACCTCCTTTCATTGTCATTGTGTGCATTTTTTCTATTAAAAAGGCATTAAAGTTAACAGTGCAGTATCCCAACGATAATGCCTGTAAACATAAATCAGTATCTTCGTTATATCTTCCACGCCATCTTATGTCTAATGAATTATCAATCAACAGGGTCGAATATACATGAGCATTTAACTGAAATGGTGGTTGGTTTCGTTTTATAGCAAACGAAACGTAATTTAATCCTGATATTGCTATATTTGTATATCTGTCAGTAAAGTCCTCGCAACATCTAAGACCAACATTTGCATTACAACGAATACGAGTATTTTTATACTTTCTATGAATACTGCGTATATTATCGTCCATTATCCAATGTCTTTTTGCTCCACGTTCCTTACTGTGTTCCCAAACAAAATTTCTAACTGGTATTGATCCCAACCCAAGGTTTTGAAAAGGTGTTTTTATAATTATTGACGGGTCGTAATGCTTGGCATATTTATCAAATTCTTGTGGTTCAACAACGATACGAAAGTCAACTTGATCTTTCAGTAAGAAGTTTGCAGTTAAACAAGCATCATATCTGCCTTTTGATATTACATATACTGGATAATTAGGCTTCTTCATCTTCTACCTCAAATCCAACAGATGTTATATCTCTTCTTTCTTTTTGTGGAAACCAAATAGATTCGTCTGTTTTTTCTACATAATCAAATCCATTTTGTTCGCAAAAGGCTTTTTTGTCTTCGTATGTTTCAAAGTTAATGTGTAATTTTTTTACAGGGTCAGATATTTCGAAATCAGGCATACCTAACCATTCAGCTGCATGATCTGTTGTTTTTATTTCTGATGCTGGTCTTGTTACATATAACAAGTTCTGCAACATCATTTCATCATAGCCTGTACCTAAAAGATCACTTTTTTCCATGATCTCTTTAAGAATATTAGATAAAGCACGATCATCTACCTCGCCTAAATGCGAAACTTCGTTATCGGCTGTAAGTAGCTTAACAGCCTCAATACTATCTGATTCAAGCTCTAATTTCAACACAGGCACAGATGATAACCCTAAAGACTGTGCAGCTTTAACAACTCCATGTCCAGCAAGTATCGTATTATCCTTTGCCACAATTACATTTCGATAAATCCCATTATCAGTTATTGATTGTTTCAAATGTTCAAGCTGATCTGTAGGATGTGACTTATAGTTTTTTGGATGTGGCTTTAAATCTGAAACAGCCATTTGTCTTACTGTGTAAAAAGAAAATGTATTGAAATCTAATAAATCAACAATATCCTGATGCAGTTCATCTAAGTTTGATATATTACCAAGTTCTTCTAGTACTTTACTTTCATCCCATTCAGATTGCTCTGCAATTTTATTGTCAGCAATAACATAAGCCTTTTTTTGTGCATCAGTTAAATTTTCTACTATTCGAATTGGAACTTCGCTAATCTGCATTTGTTTTGCAGCTTCGTATCTGCCATGACCAGACAGAATGGTTTTTTCTTCATCACAAACAATTGGCTGTGTAAACCCAAACTGTTTGATTGATGCAACAATATTTTTAATTTGCTGTTCTGGGTGTATTTTTGAATTGTTTTTGTATGGTTTTAGCTCTGATAAGCTACATTCTGTTGAAATCACAGTACCTAAGTCCTCCTTGCGTTTTTGCATTTTTTTAATGTACTTATTATTCATGTCGACATATTTATCGTCAACATGAAAACCTTTTGGATTTTCGTACCAAGCAACAAGATGACGTTGTGCAGCTTCTTTTGCAGATTGCAAAGTGTGTCCAGCACCAGTACAAAGTGTGTGGTTCGTTTTTCCATCAGGCCATTTTGTATGATGCAACCATCGGTGATTTGAATCATACTCAAATTCATAAATCAATTCATTATGCTCAACAAAAAAATTAATCATTGATATGCAACTTTTTGATCTTTATTTATTATTTTAAATGACTTAAAATAATCTATTGTTTCATCAAGTCCATCATCAAGTGAAACTGTTGGTAACCAATCTAAAGTTTCTTTTGCCAACGTTATGTCTGGATTTCTTCTTTGTGGGTCATCTTCAGGCAATGGTAAATTTACATGAGGCAAACCAGCATTTATTTTATTTGATATACGCATTGCCAACTCATTAACTGTAATTTCTACAGGATTGCCTAGATTTATTGGTTTACAACAATCAGAATCCATAAGTTTTTTTAGTCCAGCAACCATATCATCTACGTAACAAAAGCACCTAGTTTGTGTTCCTGTTCCATAAACAGTAATTGGTTTATTAGCTAATGCTTGTGTAATAAAGTTACTTACTACTCTGCCATCATTTTTTAACATTCTTGGACCGTAAGTGTTAAATATACGAGCAATACGAATCTGTACATTATTAACTCTTTTATAATCTGTCATCAATGTTTCAGATATTCTCTTGCCTTCGTCATAACAGGCACGAGGTCCAATAGTATTTACATTGCCCAGATAGTATTCTGGCTGTGGGTGGATTTGTGGGTCACCATAAATCTCTGAAGTACTGGTAAAAAGTATTCTTGCTCCCGATCTTTTCGCTAATCCGAGCATATTATATGTACCAAAAAAGCTAGTTTTAATGGTCTTTATGGGATTTATTTGGTACTGAACAGGACTTGCAGGGCAAGCTAAATGCCAAATACGGTCAACTTCTAGCAGTATGGGCTCAATTACGTCATGTCTAATCAGTTCAAAGTTCTTGTGCCCAATTAAATGGGCAACGTTTCTTTTTTTACCAGTATGGAAATTATCAAGACAAATGACCTCTTGATTGTCTTTTATAAGTGAGTCGACCAAATGTGATCCCAGAAAGCCAGCACCACCAGTAACTAAATGTCGCATATAAATAAGTTGTTACTGTGATGTTACATCAAATTTAATTGGTTTACAATTAATATTAATTGTATTATAATTAATATGTACAAACAAAACAGAGGTCTTATGACTAATCAAACAAAACAGACTAAAGACTACATGACCCAAGAGGACCATGAAGCCTATGATAGAGAGCTTGAAAAACATGACCTTCAACAAATGGTTGAATGTCTAGCTACTGATTATGCCGAAATGCATAATGATGCAGCATATGAACCAGTAAAAGAAATCCTCAATCAATTACTAATGTATGGAGAAGGAGAGGGTGTACTTGTTAAAACTGCAATTACTCAGCTTTGGACAACACATCAAGAACAGAAGGAGGGTAGATAAATGTCAGACAAATACAAAGGTTACACAATCATGACTTCAATATTCAGTGTTGGATTTGATGTCTATGACCCTGCTGGACAACCAGCTTATTACGAAACCAGACACACCTTTCCAACAATCGAAGCTGCGGAAAATGCTGTCAGACAACTTATCAAACAAAATGGTAACAAATTTTTAGAAGAGGACTTTCATTATGAATTTTAAACACCACCAATTAGTAGAAATTTACTCAGCACTTAAAGAAGGTTGCTGTGTAAATATTGAAACAAGAGACGAACTGATTAAAAGACTTGAGGATTATTTAATCAGAGTAGCAATGCACAATGACTTTGTAGTTAAGGAAAAGGTGCAAAATAAATGACTTTCTTTAACACAATAGACGAAAATCCAGATGAGCTTGCCAAATCGCAAGCTCAAGCTTTTACACAAGAGCAAAGGATAATGAAATGTTTTAATCAGTATGAAAAGCCATTGAGTCCATCAATGGTTTTATCCATTTCTGGTTTAAAATGTCCAATAACCTCTATCAGAAGAGCAATGACCAACTTATCTGATAATGGCAAACTCGAAAAGACAAATGAATTTGTTATGGGCAATTATGGCAAAAAAGAACATTTATGGACATTGCCTAAAAAGCCAGAAGAGTACAATCAAACCAGTTTTATATAATGGATTATTCGTCTTATAAACGTACTTTTCCCAATCTTTCTGTTCGTGAGATAGAAAGATTACATCAATTTAAAACCAACTTTCCTAATCAGACAATCGAATGGTTAAAAATAATTGATAAAAGTAATGATCCTGACCCATTAAGAGCAAGAGCTATTGACCTCGCAAGGATACGATCAGCAGTTCGATATAACGAAACCAATGGACCTAAGAAAAATTATGGAAGCAATACGAAAAAAGTAAAACAAGTTGATCGTAAAAAGTTACAAGCAGAAGAACGTAAACGCAAATAGCCACTACACCCCCTGATGTAGGAAAAGTAATTGTTACTGCGTGTAAAAAAGGGGGTTTAAATACTACATTAATTGTATTATAATTAATTTGTTGATACCAAACAAACAAATGCCTACTTCAAAACTAACT